CCTGCCCACTTACGCTTATGATCGGCTATCATTGGCTCATACAAGGCTTCCTCTTTCTCTCTACCCTTAAAGAAATCAGCTACGATAGCGTTGATTACTGGGATAGCAGATACATGATACTCCTTGTCTAATTTGATACAAGCGTTTTTATGCTTACCAAACAGTTCCATGGCTTCGTGTACTGACGTACCAAAACTAGCACTAGCCTGTCCCTTGAGCTTCCAGATAGCAATAATCTCACTAGCTGGTACGCCACTCTTGGCTTCCATCTTACTTGCAATCGCTTGCATATCAAACGGCTTATCAAACTGTTTAGCGTAGGCACTACCGCTTAGATAGTCATCTCCTGCGTCATTAGTGTATATATGAGCTACTGGGTCGTATAGAATACTCCCACCAACTAAACACTCAACACGCTTGGCATTAGGTGAATTAGCAGACTTAAACTTCACTGGCGTTTCTGCATAGTGGTTATACAATCTCTCAATCTCTCTAGCTTCCTCTGGGTCGCCTTCAATTTCCATAAACCCGTATTGCTGGGTTGGTACATGGGCTCTTAATTTCATTTGTTGTTCTCCTTCTCTTTACTGCTTTAGTGTATCATGTCTATGCTTTGTTTGTCAACTCCGCATGAAGTCCATGACTTCTTTTACTCGCTCGGTGCTGGCTGGTATTTTCTTATCTTTACAAACACAAGTACCCTTGCGATCATCACACCATTGATCTGACTGCGTATACAGGTAATCATAGGCTGCTGCTCGAAACTCCTCCCATACTCTCGGTTCAGGCTTCGTAAGTTCTTTCTTATACAGGTAGTATATCTCCCTGTGTATCGACTTCTCATGTCGCTTAACCATGCCTGAGCTAATCATTGGTAATGTGGCTGGTGTTTCACTAACCTTCATAACCTTTGTGATAGTGGACATCTTATATTGGTTCTCAGCGATATTTACATACTCTGGTTTTTTTACAGAGGCTTGTAACTCCATCAACTTCAAACCTTGCTCATTATCTACCGTTACTTGGCTGCGATCTGAGAACGTTATTCTATAGCTCATTAGCTATCTGTTCTTTCCAGCTTGTTAAGATGTACTCTAGCGTGTCATAGGCTTTACGTCCGCCCTCTGACTTAGCTACTTGCTTACGCCTTCTTACTTGTTTTATGTCTAGTATAATTTCTATTTCTCGGTCTTCCATTAGATGTTTTCTCCTAGGTATTTGATTGGATCGTCTGCTATTACCATTTGTTGTAGGTGATGTTGCCAGTTTTCCTCTTTAGGGCTGTCGTTATACGCACCCATCGGGTCGTTACTCCACATAGGGTTTTTACCCCACAATGCTTTAGCAAAGTCGTGTGGTGGTAGGTATAGCAGCACAAGTTCGTACCAGCTCTCGCCATATATTGTATCAACCTGTATTTTGCTTGTCGCAAGCTTCTGGTAGTGCTTCACATTGTCTATTATTGGGCTACCCTTCCAGCCGTTCTTAATGGCTTTTCTCGTGGCTTCTCGTAATATATCTTGTCTATTCATAATGTAACCACATTTCCGCTTTCGCCTTCGTTATTTCTATAATATGCCATCACCTTTAAGTGCTTGTAATAAAGATCTTTCGGGCTAGTGATCTGCGGTGCATAGTAATCTGATTGAATACTGAGTGCATAGTTCACTACGTCCATGGTCTTATCTCCAAACAGCTTAACAAGCGTGTTCGCATAGTGTCGTTGTCTGATATATGGTGCTGGTTTCACACCCCAGTAGTTAGTGAAAGCTTCCATGACATCATTGACTGATTGCTTGCCATAACTAACTGCTTCGGTTTCTACAACTTCGCCACTCATATTACTGCCACGCCTTCAAACCTGTACTGCTGGTACTTATCAAACCGTGCTTGATCTACTGCTTCACTAGCAGGGTACTGACGTTTTAAGTCTCTTCGTGCCCTAGTAATTGTTTCAGCGGTTGTACAGTGCATAAATGCCCGTTTCTGTTCATTTGTGAGGTATAAGCCTTCACGTTCCCAAAAAGCTAACAGAAGGGCTCTGTCGCTGTCTCGTAGCACTTGTGGGCTAGCTGTCTTATAGCCGTTGACTAATAGTTGTTCTACTTCCTCATGTTTGTTCATGTTACCCTCTTTTTTACCTTATATACCTTAATTGTTACATTCGTTACTATAACCCTCTACTTCGGGTACAGTAGGAAAATCTAAACCTTCTAGCATATCGTTGATCTGTTTGATCTCTTTAAGAAAAGACAGATCTGCTTCTGGTTGTCCCATATCGTCCTCGGTTACTGTCATTACCACTTGTTTTAATTTCCCCATCAGTTGTTCTCCTTATTTACCCACTTATTATACTACCGCTTATGTTATAAAGGTAGATCAATTTTTGTGATATATATCACACATCACTGAGTTCATCTGCTTGCACTTGCCTTATTTCATCTACTTCACGTTCTATGTCTAGGTAGTCCATGTCTTCGCCATATGTATCAGCGTCAATTACCTTCTGGATATTGTCTAGTCGTTTAATGTCGGTCATTTTAAGCTTGTCTAGCGTTGTTATAACGCCATCACAATTATTACAATATATATTCTCTGTATCGCCATCTATCCAGCCTGTAGTAGTGCTTGGCTTGCATGTACATTTCCAGCTTACTTTTATACTTGTACTCATTTTGATTCAGCCCAGTAGTTATCACCCTTATTTAATACTTCAAATCCCTGATCTTGTACCTTATTGATCGCTTTCTGGCAATCATTGCCACCGTCGATGTAACCCTTTTTGTACTCCTCTGATATGAGGGGCTCAATCTTTGCCATTGTCTGATTAATGCGACATATACTCGGGTTAATATTTTCTTCTATCCCGCAGTACCCGTGGCCCACTTCGCTGTCGAGTACTGCTTCAATCTTTACTAAAATGCTAGTCATCACATCTACCGTTGTTACAGTTAGTTGTCATTGGTTCCGCACCACATAGCTTGCAGTGGTCGTTACGTCTTCTTAATTCAGATATACGCCTATCCAATTTTCGGTTTGTGGTGTCACAACCTCTTGTCTTTGGCTCCTGGCACTGTTCGCAAAACATATCGTGCGAGTCTAGTTGTACCAAGTGGCGTTGCTGCTCAAGCTCATATACTACTAACTCTATTAAGTCGTCTATGTCTGCCCTTGAATTATCGAACGGCCCACTACCTGTTGTGAACTCCAGGGCACTATGCGCCCCAGTGATCCAATTATCTATGTTGTGAACTATCATTTTAGTTTAACCTCGTTGTATCGCTACTGTCTCTTAAGTCATGTGATGTGGCTAGGTACACCGCACCAGCATCTGTTATGTGGATAACTTGGTTCATACTTGATGCCCATGTAAACAGTATCTCGTGTGCTTCTATGTTTTCTTGCTCGTTCAACTTGTCGCTACCGAGCAGCCCCGCTAGCTCCTGGGCCAAGCCCAAGTTCATTACTTTGTTTAGTACTGATGTAGTCATCTTAAAAGCTCCCTAGTGTCATAATGTCCCCTTTACTTTAGTTGTTCGTTCCCAGTCTCTGTGCCACCAGATTGCTCTAGGTGGTTATACACTGGCGCAAGCCTGTAGTGCTGCTACAAGCTCATGCAAATGTATAATCTCAATACCGCAACATCTGCCTAGTGTGGTACTATTGCAAGCCATTATGCTACTTAATATATCTATCAAGCTATACAGTTTGCTAGACAGGTATCACGGTATTGTGATTATCATCTTATCAATACCGCTTGCCAGCGATTAACTGGCTTCTTTTAAAACTTGGCGGTCTCTAGCATTTGTATGCTTGCTTTTGTTGCACCTTCCCTTGTTAAGAAGTTAGCACCACAATTCATCCAAACACGCCATTTACCGTTCACGTTAGCTTGTAGTTTAGCTTGATAACAGGTAGCAAAATTGTATCTTCTACCCTTGTTAGTCTTTACTACTAGCGTTCTTATTTCAGTTTCTCCTATAGTTCGTATCATTATAATTCCTTTTCTTATTAATTAATCACTAATAAGCGGTATTGATTGTTTTTAATCATCTGTTACGTTGCACTTTACCGCTTATAATCCATGTTATGTATTCATGCCGTGTATCTCAGGCTATCAGGCTTGCACCCCGATTATGTAAGTGTATGCTTTGTGGTATTGCTACCAGATGATTGAATTGTTAAGGTATTATGCACTGTACTCGCTAGCGGTTGGCGGTTGATGATCGTATTGTTTGATCGTTCTGTTGCTCGGTTGCTAGGTTGTTATTGTGCTTGGCTTGAGTTGTTCTGTTCCTCTTGCCTGCTATAAGACTATCACGACAATGCTTATTATGTCAACACCCTAACTGTGGATAAGTAGGCTATAACAGTAGTGAAAAATGTATAAAAATCTTTTTAAAATAGTGTAGTTATAATGATGTAACAGTATAACCAGGCGATATAACCGCCCGCCAATCAACGAGCTTATAAGTATATGTATAGGTATAAGTAGACTAGTAGAGGTATAAGTACTAGGACTGTAGTTGTATTGTAGTAGCGTGTATGAGTGTAGTGTAGGTATAGGTATATATAGTGCTATAAACGTATATAAGACTGTATATGAGCTTGTAACAGTAAAGATGATGTTATGTGTATGTATGAGTATTGTATTGATTGTATGAGCGTTATGTAATGCAAGTGGTTTAGTACTGCACGTGTTACCAGCACAACCATGCATACACATTCTGTTCGTATTATGTTCGTTCGTATTTTGTTCGTGTCGCAAAAGATAGAATGTGCGACGTTATGTAACAGAGGTAGCACTATCCTGCTAACATGTACTACTACCCTATACCCTATATATGGTGTAGTGAATGAGAGAAAAGTTATAGAGGTAGAACAGGGGTGAAGTGGTATAGTGTATGGAATTGATGGGGGGTAGGTACCCCCTGAGTGTATGTGTATATATAAGGGTATCCTACCACTCGCTAAAAAAACACGACACTTTGGTTTTTTACCAAAATAAATTTACTGGTTCTTTATATGTTTGTTTGAATTTAATAAACTTATTCCACTGTTTTTCATTTGGTTTGTGTGATGCACCATTGCTTGTTTCGATTAAGTGATCAGCTAGTTTGTATAGTTCTTCTACGTACTCTGTAGCAAGCCTCACAGCTTCCTGACGGTTCTTCCATGTGTTATAGGCTATGTAGGACAGTACAAAGTTTTCTGGTGTACTCATGTCTCCATAACCGCTCCCATTAAAAGCTGCAAAAGATAGCAGTAACCACTCTAGTCCTTGTGTCTTAGACTTTGGTCTAATTAGTTTAATTGTTTGTTCCATATTACTCCTCGAAACGACGCAAGCGTCGGATTCGCTTACGCTCATCTTGGTTAAATTACTTGTATAATCCTTTAAACAGGATAAAAAGGTACTCTTTTCCCTACCCCAACAGGGGTAAATTACAATAACGATGATACTACTTAGACAGGGAGGGAACTAGGGGGTCAAACGTGCCCAGGTGTAGCTTTACCACTAACCCCTACTTTGCGGCTCCAATATGTTACTGACAGTGGGCTTCACTATCCACATAAGTATGCCTCTTTCTACGACGGTTTGATTCGTCTGGGAAACCTCACGGCTTCGGAGGTTCCGTTTGTTTCCAGTGACGTTTACTCCTTATCCGATTTATGCCCTATCTTGTTAAGTACTGGCCCTGGGTTCTTGGTTTTTATCAGTTTGCTACCTGAACCTTAGTCAGACAACACTGCGAAGTGTTGACATCAGTGTATACGCTTGGTAGTATTAAGTCAACAGCCAGTCGCTGTCAACCAAAAGAGAACACTGCGATATAGCCCACCCGAAACGGTGGGTTTCTCTTTGTATGATATAATTCACATTATGAGTGGAAAAATAGAACAACCAAAAAAGAAGTTATCAATAAGAGACCGTAAGTTTGTAAGGAATAAGGTACTCGGTATGACCAACGCCCAAGCGTATGTAGAAGCAGGGTTCAAAGCCACGACAAAAGAGATTGCTAATGTCCATGGCTCTATTAAGCATCGTAAGCCACATATACAAGATGCTATTGATGAAGCCCTTACAAAGCATGGTTTAAGCCCTGAGTGGGCTGTAGAGCAGTTAGGCAAGGTTGCTGAACAAGATGCTGAGATCGGTGCCAAACGTTTGGCTGCTAAAGATATTCTTGAATTACATGGCTGGAATAAGTCGGAACGTCCGACTATGCAGTTACAGGTTAAAAATGCATTCTTTGGTAATGGAAGACAAACAAATCAAAAAGAAGTCATAGATGTCTCTAGCACAGATACAGAATAAAAAGAGCATCACGCTTGATTTTAAACCTCATGCTTCCCAAGAAGAGATAGCAGCAGCTAGTCTTGAACATCGCTTTCTGGTTATACGGGCAGGTAGGCGGTTCGGTAAAAGTGCTATTGCCCTTAATATCGTGCTTAGAGAGGCTCTCTACAACCCAGGGAGGTATTGGATCATAGCCCCCGAGTATACCCAAGCTAAATCTATTTATTGGCGAGACCTTGTAGCTGAGTATGTGCCTAAAGGCTTGATTATTAAAAAGAATGACAATGAGCTCATCCTAGAACTTATGTCGGCCATCCCAGGTAAGACCAGTATCATTGAGTTTAAGGGTAGTGATCGAGAAGATAAGCTACGTGGGGCAGGTCTTAAAGGTGTTATCTTAGATGAGTATGCTTTCCAGAAGGAATATGTTTGGGACAAGATTGTTAGCCCGATGCTCACCCAGACAAATGGTTGGGCTATTTTTATTACAACCCCTAATGGTGTCGCTAACCATTTTAAGAAGTTCTGGGACACCGCAGTATCCCGTGAAGCCGATGGCGATACCGATTGGAAGACCTTCCACTTCACAAGCTATGACAACCCGACAATTAAACGGGAGAACCTCGACAAAGAGCGAGAACGTCTGACTGAGGAGTTCTTTACCCAGGAATACATGGCTGAGTTCGCCAAGTTCGCAGGGCTGATCTACACAGGCTTTGACGACAAGGTACATGTCCAGGATTTTGAGGTTGATGAGAATTGGTCGTTCTACCGATCTATCGACTTCGGTGCCACCGACCCGAATGCCGTTCTATTTATCGGGGTAGACAAAGATGACACTATTCACATCTTCGATGAGCTATATATTAACGAGATCTATACATCCGAACTGGCCGAGCTAATTAAGCAGAAATCTGCCCATCGTTACTTCGTAGCTACTTACGCCGATTCAGCAGCCAAGCAAACTATCATGGATCTTGGTAGCTACGGTGTCTATTCAACGCCAGTTAAGAAGAACACTGGTGAAGGTAACAGACAGTGGATAATTGCTGGTATTAACCAAGTACACCAACGCCTTAAAGAGAACAAGATAGTCATTCATCCACGCTGTAAAGCTATTATTAAAGAGTTTATGAGTTATTCATGGCGTAAAGACCGCCTGGGCGACTCTGTGAACATCCCAGAAGATAAGAATAACCACACACTCGACTCCCTTCGCTACTTCTTCGCTATGTATAAAGGTATAGCGGACGAGGAACAGACCATGAACTACCTGAATAAAGGGCTAGTCGATCCAGTTACAGGATATTAAAGGTGTGATATTATAAATCTGGAGAATTAGGAATATAAAAATGGCAAAAAACACACAGAAACAGACACTGGAACTCGTCAATGACAGGTTCGAGCGAGCTCGTTCATACCGAGTAGTTTCACAAGACCCAATATGGGAACGATCCTACAAGAACTGGAAGGGTCAGTTAGACAAATCACAGTATCCATGGCGATCAAAACTGTTCGTACCATGGTCTTTCACCGTTGTTGAGACAATCATACCAAAGGTTTTCGCAAGAGACCCTAAGTGGCGAGCTATTTCACGCTCTCCCGACTTCCCTACTGATGGCCCACGGGTTGTACAAGACCTACTAAGCTACCAATGGGGACGTATGGGCATGAGAATGAAGATGTACGATTACATCAAAGACTCGCTGATGTACTCTAAGTCGTTTGCAAAGGTTAGTTGGAACTTCAAGACCAAGACCAAGACAACTATGGAGCCTATTGTCGGAGAAGATGATAAAATCACCTTCAAAAAGACCGTTAAGAGTGAAATCGAATACGATGATCCTATTGTAGACATCGTAGACCCAATGGATCTCTACATAGACCCAGATGCTACTAGTTGTGGCTTCGGTGGTAACGCAAAGTACATGATCCACCGCAAGACAGTACCTCTAGC